CAGGGTGAGAACATTGCCAACAACTGGAGCGGACGGCTGGCGAACGGGACCATGAAGCTGTCCCTGATGAATGCCTGGACTGACACGGTGCGTCGGGGGTTCAGCCTGACCATGCAGGCCGGGCTGGGCAAGCTGTCAAAAACCGAGTGGGGCAAGCTGACCGAGTGGGACCGCGCGCACCTTGAACGCAAGGGCATCACCAAAGAGGATTGGGCTGTCGTCAACGCAGCGCAGCTTTCAGAATACCGGGGCCAGCAAATGCTCACACCGGAGGCCATCGCAGCCTCTGGCCATCCGCAGGCAAACCAGGTGACGGCCAAGATCCTGGGGTTCATCACCGACGAAAGCGAATACGCGGTGATGAACCCGGATCTTGCCACCAAGGCGATTCAGACCTGGGGCGGGCAGAAGGCCGGAACGGGTGTGGGCGAACTTGCCCGGCTCACCATGCAGTTCAAATCATTCCCCACAGCCATGATTTCCCGCCACTGGCGGCGCATGCTGGAAGGTGACAAGGGCCTCGACGGTGCGCCCATGCTGGCCAACAAGGCGGCGTACACCGCTGCCCTGCTGCTGTCCACCACAGCGCTGGGTGCCATGGTTTTCCAGACCAAGCAGATGATCACCGGCAAAGACCCTGTGGACATGACCACGCCCAAATTCTGGGTGCGTGCTGCAGCTCAGGGCGGTGGTGCTGGTTTTGTGGGTGACATGATCCTGGGCGACACCACGCAGGACCGCAGCACGATGGACACGATGGGCCGCATGCTGTTGGGCCCGACCTTTGGCAGTGCGGCCGACCTGTGGGAGCTGACCAAGGGCAACGTGGACGAAGCCATCGCCGGCAAGGACACGCACATCGCGGCGGAGTCCATCAAGTTCGCCCGGTCCCATACCCCTTACGTCAATCTCTGGTACGGCAAGGCCGCGCTGGATCACCTCTTTCTGCATGCCGTGCAGGAGAACCTTTCCCCCGGCTACCTGAACCGCCAGAAGGACCGCGCGCGCAAGGATTGGGGGCAGGACTACTGGTGGGCCCCTGGCGAAGCCGCTCCCGAACGCGCCCCCGACCTTGAAGCCATTGGAGGCAACTGATGAAACCTGACCAACGCAACCGCCTTGAAGCCCTGCAGGAAAAAATCGCTGAGGTGCTGATCGAGGAAATGAACCCCGACAACTGGGCCGGCGCAGGAATCATCCCCGCCCTGATGGACAAGGAGCAGCGCGGAAACCGCTACTTCGACAAGAAAAACGCGGCCATGACAGCGGTCATTTACATGGACAACGCCAAATTGCTGGAGAACACCAAGGCGGCGCTGGGCCGGGACCCATACAAGGACAACGAGCTGGACAAAAAGATACAGAAGGCGGAGCAGGACGCCGACAAGCTGCTGGAAAGCGTACGAAAAACCGCCGGTAAAACGCATGGAAAACCAGCCAAAAGTTAGCTTTCTGGTGTTCTTCTGCATGTGGGCAGACCGCATGCGCTGGATCGTTCCCCCAATTCACGCGCAGGCATGCGTGTGGCTGGAAAACAAAGGCGACCTCGCTGTCTTGCGCTGCTTCCGGGGGTTTGCAAAATCCACGATCCTCGCGGTTTACAACGCCTGGCGCTACTACAAGAACGACACTCACCGCATCCTGCACCAGTCCGAGTCTGACGGCACGGCCTACAAGACCAGCCGCGACACGCAGAACGTCCTGCGCAACCACCCGTTGACCGTGGGCATGCTGCCGCCTGGCAAGGGTACGGTGGAGCAGTGGTGGGTGACGGGTGCCGACGACATCGACGCGCGGAACGCCAGCATGTACGCCAAAGGCATCTTGTCCAACGTCACCAGCGCGCGGGCCGACGAATGCCAAAACGATGACGTAGAGGTTCCGCGAAACATCCAGACCGTGGAGGCGCGCGAGAAGCTGCGCTACCGCCTGGGCGAGCAGACCCACATCCTGGTGCCCGGCGGGACAAAGCTCTATGTGGGCACGCCACACACGCACGACAGCCTTTATGACGAACTGGAGGCGATGGGCGCTGACTGCCTGACCATCAAGATGTTTGGACAGGAATTCCGGGTGGAGAAGGCGCAGCCCGGGCGCATCAAGGTCCCATTCGTGCCGGAGTTCGTGTTCTACGGCATCGGCCCGACCTGCAAGGTTTTGGCCGTGCACAAGGACTACACGCTCACGACAGACGGGATTGAGCTGCTTTCGGATGTGCGCGGCCTGATCGACTTTTATGCCGGGTCAGCCTGGCCAGAGCGTTTCAACGCCAAGGAAATGCAGAAGCGCCGGCGCGAAACCAAGACCATCAACGAGTGGGACAGCCAGTACCAGCTGCACAGCAAGCCGATTCACGATGTCAGGCTCAACCCTGACCGGATGATCCCCTACGACATCGAGCCAACCGTCAGGCAGGCCAACGGTGAAACCTTGCTGATGCTGGGAGGCGTCAGGCTGGTGGGGGTCAAAGCGCGCTGGGATTGTTCGCTGGGCAAAATCAATTCTGACGCCTCGGCCTTGTGCGTCATCTTCACGGATGAAGCCGGGCGGTTGTACTGGCACCGGGCCGTGGGATTGACCGGGGAGCTTGAAGAATTTAGCCCGGACGGCAAGACGCTGACCGGCGGCCAGATCAAACAGATGTTGGACATCCTCAAACCCTTGAGCGTGCCCAACGTGGTGATTGAAACCAACGGGGTAGGCGGATTTGTTCCGGCTATTGCCTTGAAGCACCTGAAGCTGCATGGCATCAGCGTGACCTCAGACCACCAGACCACCAACAAGCAAAAGCGGATTCTTGACGCTTTTGAGCCTCCGCTTTCCTCTGAATTTTTGTGGGTGCACACCTCAGTTCTTGATAGCCCGGCCTCCGCTCAGATGCGCGAATTCAATCCCGCCTTGACCAACCAGCCCGACGACTACATAGATTCCGCCGCAGGCGCAATCGCTGCCACGCCAGTGCGGATTGGGAAGGTTTTCGGGAACCCGAACATGTCACTGATGAATGATTGGCGACCATCAGCAGGCGTTTTCGAGGTTGAGTTAGAGCATTCCTGACGCCGACCAACAAGCGAGGTAACCCCTGTGACAGTTTCAGCCCAGACCCCCATCAATCGAAGCACTGCAAACGGTGTGACGACTGTCTTTCCCTATGACTTCAAAATCCTTGCTGCGGCAGACCTTGAAGTCTCACTCGACGGGGTAGTCAAAACCCTGACGACCGATTACACGCTGTCCGGTGTGGGTGATGACGCCGGCGGCAATGTGACGATGGTCACGGCTCCAGCAAACGGCGTGATTGTTGTCCGCCGCCGGAACATGGCCTACATCCGCGAGGTCGATTACCAGGACCAGGGGGAACTGCCAACCGACACGCTGGACGACGACCAGGACGCACCCATCCTGATGATCCAGCAGGTGGCCGAAGGGTTAAGCCGTGCCGTCTCGCTGCCGCCTGAATCGACTGGTGTCAGCCTGACACTCCCTACACCGGCCGCGCTGCAATACCTGCGCTGGAATGCCGCTGCAGATGCCCTAGAGTCTGTCCTGCTCGCAGATGTCAGCCTGATATCTCTGACGGCTTACGCTCAGACCCTGCTCAATGCAGTGGACGCTGCAGCCGCGCGGCTGGTGCTGGGCATCACGACCTTTGGGTCGAGCCTAGTCACGGCCGCAAACGCTGCTGCAGCCAGAACTGCGATGGGCGCGGCAGCTTCTGGCGCAAATGAAGACATTACTTCTCTTTCTATCCAGGGCGCACACAAGAATCTGCGCTCATCCGCTCCTGGCACCAGTGCAAGCATCACCATAACGGCAGATGAAATTTGCCTTGAAAGCTCGACAAATACATATCAAACCCTGCGCTCTGTCAGCCTGACGCTTGTCTGTTCTGGCTCTGGCGCAAACGGCCTCGATACAGGTTCCCTCGCAGGCTCAACCATCTATCACAAGTGGGTGATTTACAACCCCGCAACCGCCACGACTGCCGCACTGCTTTCCCTGTCTGCCACAGCCCCCACGATGCCATCAGGCTACACGTACAAGGCCCGTGTCGGTGCAATCTCGACAGACGGCTCTGGCAACAAGTACCCTCTCGGTCACACCTCATTCGGCGCAGACACTGACCTGATTGTCAAGGCTGCAACCAACGTGACCAACAGGCCGCAGCTGGTTTCAGGCGTTCAAGGCAACGCCAGCACCCCCACGTATGTAACCGCCTCCATGTCGGCTTATGTGCCATCTACGGCCTGCCGGGTACGTGGCAATGCGGGTGCGGGTGGCGGTGCAAGCACAGGCATGATGCTCGCGCCAAATGACCAATACGGCGGCTGCAACTCGACTTCAAACCCCCCACCTCTGGCGCTGAATACAACCTCATCCTCTGCAAGCATCCCGTTCGACTTCGCCATTGAATCGACAAACCTTTACTACGCCTGCAACACGGCCAACGGTTACGCCTGTTTGGGCGGCTGGAGGGACACGATATGAGCTACGCAATTCGCATCGATGGTCAGGGTTGGAGAGCTATTGATAGTGAATCTGATTTGCTGCCTGGTGAGGTGCTTTCGGAGACGCAGCCGCTTCAGTCCGCACCAACAGAAAGCCAACTCGCAGCCGCCGAAATCGTAAGGCTTGAGGCCGCATCCATGATGCCGCGCGTGGTGCGTGAATACCTACTTGCCGACCTGAAAGACAAGGCCGTGAAGGCTGGATTGAATCTGATGCTTTTGCCTGCTTACGTCAAAGTCAAAGCGCTAGATGACCAGATAGCCGCACTGAGGGCAAAGCTGTGATCTGGCTGGCCCTTTCCCCTGTCGGCCTGCTGATTTTGTACACCCTGTACATCCAGTACGAGCGCGGCGGGTTGTGGATTGTGTTCAAGCTGTTCGGCATACCCGGCTATCCGCTTGATGTTTTCTACAACGTGGTGATGTGCTTTTGCATGGGCCGACTGCCCACAAAGCTGACGATCACCGTCGAGCTTCCAGCCCTCGCAAAACTAGGCGGTTTGCGGGGTGAGTTCGCTATTGCCCTCGCAAATTTCCTCAACTGGTTTGCACCCAGCGGCAAGCATGTGCAACTCACCCAATAACCTCCGATAGAAAGACCGGACATGACCAGAATCTTAATAACGCTGGTGCTGTGCCTGCACTTGCTGTTGCCTGCGGTCGCTTGGGCGCAGTTGAGCGTGAGAAACCCCCTGAACATATCGCTGCGGGAATACGGTTTTTTCCTGGGCCTGGCCGTGCTGGGCGGGGTAGCCAGTGGGTGGAGCAAGGTTCGCCGGGGCGAGCTGCCAATCTGGAATATCAGCGCCTTCATCGGTGAGCTGGTAATCAGCGCCTTTGCCGGATTAATGGCCTTTTTTCTCTGTGAGTACATGTCCTTCAATACGTGGCTTTCGGCTGCGGTCGTGGGCATGAGCGGTCACGCCGGGACAAAGGGTATTGGTTGGCTTGAGTCGTTCGGCCAGCGCATGGCTGAAAAAAAACTGGGCATTGAACCACCAAAGGACGCACCATGAAACTGTCCGCCAATTTCTCCCTTGAAGAATTCACGGCCAGCGAGACGGCAGAACGCCGCCGATTGGATAACAGCCTGCCACCTGAATTGCTGATGACGGCCCAGAACACGGCTGAAATGATGGAGAAGATCCGCGCCGTACTGGGCGATAACCCCATCATCATCACCAGTGGATACCGTTCGCCAGAGGTCAACCGGGCCATCGGATCGGGTGATTCCAGTGACCACATCAAGGCAATGGCCGTGGACTTCAAATGTCCCGCTTACGGCACGCCAAAGGCCGTAGCCCTGCACCTGGCCGACAAGATCGACAGCCTGGGCATTGGTCAGCTTATTGCTGAGTACAGCCAATGGATACACGTATCGACCCGCAAGCCGTCCAAAGAAATCAACCGCGTCATCACCATAAACCAATCCGGCACACATGTCGGGATCGTGGGGTAAATATGGACTTCCTCAAGACACTCGCCCCGACTGTCGCAAGCGCCTTGCTTGGGCCTTTGGGTGGCGTGGCTGTAGCCGCTCTGGGCAACCTGCTTGGCGTTTCTGAGCCGACTCAGGCCAAAATCGCGGACGCCATCAGCTCGGGACAGCTTTCGCCCGACCAACTGAGTGAAATCAAAAAGCTGGAAATGCAGTATCGCGCTGAAGAAAAGGAGCGCGGCTTCAAATATGCGGAACTGGAATTTAAAGACCGCGACAGCGCACGCAGGGCCAACGTAGACGGCGGCACACAAAAGCCGCTATTCTGGCTTTCCCTGCTACTTCTGGCTGTCACGCTGGGCTGTGAGGCTGTAGTGCTGTTTCATGGCCTGCCAGCCGACACGCCGGATATTGTTGTTGGCCGGGTGCTGGGCCTGATGGATTCCGTCGCCCTGATGGTCTTGTCTTACTGGTATGGCACCAGCAACGGTAGCGCACAAAAGTCTGAACTGCTGGCCCACGCGCCACCGGTCAAATAACCTCGCTTGGCTGTTTGTACAAAATCACCGTAGCCGCTCCATCATCAACTCAGCCCCTGCTCATAAGCACCTACCGGCGTCCTGTGGCCGTCAGCCTGCCGCGCCATCGTGAGGACGGCTGTTGTCAGGCTGTCGATTCTTTGGAGTAGTGCTGCCTCGCCCATCACATCCCCCGTCCTATCTCAGCAGCGGCACGGACAATGGCGCGGCGGGTTGCGGAGTAGGGGTCGTTTTCGTGCATCTCGTACAGTGCGATAAACCTGTAGTTCACGTAAGTTCTGGATAGTGAGCGCGCAAAGTTAACCTCGATACCCAGCTTCACAGCCAGCCGGAGCGCATCGCCATCATCGGTGAGGGGGTCGAAAATTTCATGCCCTGTTTCTTCATTGTCGTAATAGAACGCTCCGCTATTCCTTACCCACTTCACATCAATCCCTGCAGCCTTAGCCGCAAGCGTCAAAAGTTCTTTGTCGTCCATCATTCCCCCTTTGCCGTTGCAGTTCCAGCACCATTGCATTTAAAGCAAATATCGCTGGAGGTGGCCGTAGTCCATGAATTGACCGATCCCGATCCACCACAATACCCGCACTTTGCGGACTCTCGCACCTCTAGTGGTGGGGTGGAATAAAGCGGCACACCCTCTTTCCAATAGCCATTTTCACCAGCGCCTTTGGGGAACTCTGCAAACGTCCGGGCGCACACGCCACCATGCGGAACTGGTATGTTCTTCGGTGCTTCCCATCGCAAAAGCCGCGCTATTGGCTCCGCTCTCCCTGCCTGAGAGGCGGCAATACATGCTCTGCCGTATTCGCGCAAAGCGTGTTCAAGCACAATCCGTGCGGCCTCTTCGCCTTCGCAGGCACGAATCCGGCGCATGATGTGCTGCACGTTTTTGGGCAACTCAGGCAGTTCCTGTGCTGGGGGTTGGGTGGTCATTTCTTTTCGCCTCTCAGAATTGTTTTGTAGGGACCGTCCTCGGCATAAAACTCATCAAACGTCTTATCCCATCGCACAAAGCTGCGCGTGGGAAAGTGGATCGCATAATCCCTATTGCACCTATCGCAATGCAGTTTTTGGGCCTGCGAATTCATGACGCGAACGACACGAACGTCATGCCCAAACAGGGAGCAGAACATTCTTTTAAGCATGTTCCCCCCCTTCATGTATAGCGGGGGCGGCAGCAAGCAAAGCCTGAACTATTTCATCAGCTTGACCCCGCGTAACGTAGCCAGTGCCGCGTATCAACCAATAAAGCGTGTCGTAATCCCACCCTGGCACCGCAAGCACTGCTGGCTGGGCTCGGGTGTTCCATGCCTTTCGGGCGTCATCCTTGTTGCGGAATCTCCGGTCACACGCGCCAACGGTAGCGCCACACCCTGCACATGCAACGGCATCCCATGAATCAAAGGCCATGGTTCCGCGCACGCCTGCAGAGTGCTTAACAAACCTCGCCCCGCTACCACAAAAAGGACAAGGCGCGAGCACCTCTGAAACATCGCTGGTCATGATGGCTCCTGTTGTTTGGCGATTGGTGGCGAGAAAATCTCATCGTATTATGTCCATGACAGTCCGCCTCTGCCGTCAAAC